CTATTGTACTATAACTGCCCAACGTTTTCAAATACTTGCTATTGCTTGTCAATAGTTCATTTTTTACTTATTTTTCGTTAAAATCATTCTCATTAATTGCTATCGTTTTTTTAAACCGTATTCATCTTCGTATTCATTTTTATAATCATATTTGCCCGTATAGTTGAGAAGGTTGCAATTTATTTCTAATATTTTACAAAAGGATCAGTGAGTAATGTCACTGTTTTTATTTTTAACAAAACAAAAAAACCGCAAGCCTGAGCCTGCGGTGAAAGAACATTTTAGAAAGTTTCCTTTCTATTTATTTAACTGTGCTAGTGATCAAGCCGTTTGGCTCAACAGTAAACTCTGGCTTGTCTGCCATTGTTCCGTCTGGTTTGATGTAGTACCAGCCTTGACCTGCTCTGACGAATTCATTTGATACCATGTTACCGTCTTTGCCGTCTAGGTAGTACCAAGTATCTTTGTACTTAACCCAGCCTGTCTTCATGGCACCTTCTACGTCGAAATAGTACCACTTCTCAGCGATTTTCTTCCAACCTGTCGCCATTTCGCCTGACTGGTCAAACCAGTACCAGTTACCGTCTGTGTGCTTCTTCCAACGGTCTGCAAGCATGTATCCTGAACCATCGAAGTAATACCAGGTTCCGTTGATTTTCTCAAACTTGTCTTTTGGATAAGAGCCGTCTGAGTGTACGTACCAGTAGCCTGTGTCATTCTTCTGCCAGCCTGTTTCAGAGCCTAACCCGTTCTCAATGTCTCGCTTAAACTGTTCACGGCTAACACCCCATTTAGCAAGATAAGGATACGGGTCAACGTGGTCGCTACTATTGTCAGGTTGATTATTCGTACAGTATTCATGCGTTTTGATACCTGCCAAGTCGTCTGTATCAAGAGTTTTCGGCAAACCTGCTTCATCTGCTAGATTTCGCAAAAGCGGAACGTATAACCTGTAATCACGGTCGAATTCTTCTTGTGTCTTATGGCTTTCAATCAATTCAACTGCTGCATAGGTCTCAGCATTCCAACCACCACCAACATCCCAAGATCCGTTGTTTACAGGGCCTACTTGCATAACTCGACCATTTCCAACGACATGAGAAAAGAACCCAAGTTCAGGGTCCTTTCTATAGTGGTAGTCTGCCTCATTTTGAGCTGTTGAGTTGCGGTTTCCAGTTGAGTGAGCGTGTACTTGTCTATAAGGTTGCACCCCAACCTGTGGCAAGTCCGTGCGTAGTCTACTTGTATCGATATCCATTACTCTTGTCCTTTCCAAGCGTCGTTCATCTGCTTCACTGCTGACTCGACAAATGTGTCGAGGTCTTTGTCAGTCATGCTGATATTGTATTTTGTAAGTTCAGCTCGGACTTTATCACGAGCTTGCTCTAGCTTTTCATCACCCTTGTATCCTGTTTCAGTAGCTACTTGCTCCACGGCATGAACTGCGTTCTTGGCTAGGATTTCAGTGATTTTGACAGTCTTTTCACCACCCTCTTTGATGAGGTACTCCTTGACCGCTTTAACTGCGATACCAAGCAAAATAATTGCAATGCTTACGGCTCCGTTTGTGATAATTTCATTAATTTGTTGCATTTATTATTCTCCTTTATTTTTGTCATCATCGTTCTCAAGCAATCGTTGGAATGCTTTCAAGATTGGCTGAAAAAGAGTGACATTTCCTTTTAATTTGCGATAATTCTCAATGAGCGATTGAAAAGTAAATGCGATGTACCCGAGATAGATCGAGTACAAGAATGCGAAGCCTGTCTTCTCAGGCAAGAGTACAGACATCGGGATGAGGATCATCAGTAAAAGGACCCCTAGAATTTTGCGAAGGAGTCCATTAATACCGATTTTGCTCTTATACTCGATGTCAGGATTTGCGATAGCAGCAATTGTCCCTGTTACAAAATCAATGATTTCCATTGAGACAATCAATGCCAGAGCGTACAAGACCAGACCATCTTCAGTCTGGACGACGCTTCGGAAAAAATTGAAAAATTCAATTTGCATACACACCTCCTATTCTTTAGGTTCGTACTTCCATGCTGCGCCTGTTCCGTCCATTTCAAGACGACCATTTCGGGCAAAGTCGCTGACTGGTTCACCGTTATAAGTAAATTCCTTGTTCAACTGAATCAAGATACGCTTGCCTTCTCCGTCTACCTCAACGTGTGCTGGATCTTCGATTGTAATCAAGTCATGTGCTAAGTAATGCTTGCCAATTTCGGCAAGTGGAATCAACTCTACCAATTCCTTGTAGTTGGTTCCATAAGCGATTGTCTTGCCTGCTACGGCATTTAAAACGACCGCATGGATGATTTTACCATAGCGATCTGTCTCTGCTTGATTGTGCTTAACTGCTTGGTCTGTAGCCGTTTGTTTAGCCTTTGTCTCGGCCAATTCCTGTTCAGCCTCTTGAAACTTGGCTTGTACTTGCACGATGGCGCTCGTTGGATCAAGCTCTGTACGGATATGGTCCAGCACTGCTTGAATCAAAGTTGCTTCATTATCCTGCGTATGGTCACCGTGAAGTTCCACTTGCTCGTAAGAATAGCGTCCGTTGTTCTCCATCTTGATTGCGACAACTGTTACATTTTCTGCGCCTTTCAAATAAGGCTTGATTGCTACTTCGTAATTCATTAGTTAGTTCCTTTCATTTTAGCTTGTGTTTCTTCAAATAACTCTTTTAGAGCTGGGTCATATTCTAGAACCTCTTTCATTGTGTGTAATTCGCTTGCTGCATACAGATAAAGAGCTTCATTCTTAGCTGATTCTTGCTCACTGACTGCTAGCTTTTTAGTCAGTGAATCAAGTGTTAACTGATTCACTACTGCTTCCATGTTGTTATTCATGCTATTGTTTTCTCCATTTTTTCTATTTTTTGGTTTAATTCTTGAATGGCCTTGATTAAGTAAGGAACTAAAGCGGTATAGTCTATATGCAGATAGCCGTCTGGATTCTCAGGATCTCGTGAGACAATTCTTGGAACGATGGTTTCAGCCTCTTGAGCTATTAGACCAATCTCCTCATGTTTCTTACTTTCTACGAAATCAAATGCAACCATTCTTAATCTGTTGATTTTATCCAAGGCTTTCACAGCTGTATCTGTGATGTTCTCTTTTAAGCGTCTGTCTGATTTTTGTTCCATCCAATACTTCACGCTACCACTACCGACCTGATTCCACCAAACAACCGCATTCCTTCCACCTTTTGGATTTGAACCATCACCAAAGACGTCTTTGCTTCCAAGTTCGATACCATTTGAAAATACAGGAGAACGAGAAAAAGTAGTAGTCCCATAAAAGTTTGCTCTCGATGCATTCGAAAAATCCACTTGATCATAAAAACCGACTTCATTCCTACAGTACATTTTCCCATCGGTATTGACGTTCCATGCTTTAGGTCCTGCATAGTTCCAATTATTTCCCCAGTTCGCCCAGAAGGCTGTCCGGACTCCGTAACCAGCACCATTCCCCATACCAACAGAGAACTGATTGACACCTGAAATCCAGCGACCGCCACCCTGGTCAAATTGACCAAGTGTAAATCCACCGATTCGGCCTTGGTAAGCTTCTAGGAATGTTGAACTAGAAACGACTGACTCGACTTTTGTCGCAAAAATGCGTTTAGAAGTTAGTTGGTTAATAAAAGCTTCATTTGCAATCATTTTCCTAATAAACGCATCATCAAATCTCACTTTATCGGCCGTTACTGCCTCAGCGTCTAATATCTTAGTCGTGACCGAACCAGCTTCAAAATTGGCTGTTTTCAGCTTATCAACCATAGCCGACTTGATAACTGCATTATCAATCAAGGTCTCGCCAGTTATATGAGTCAATTTCCCGTCAAATCGGTTATGACCATTGGCTCCAAGATTGATTCCTGAAATCAAATCTCCAGCCGAGTTGATGTTCTGGACAGACCAAGAGCCGTCAAGCTGTCTTTGGACGGTTTTCACAGCTTCAAGAGCATCATTTGGTGCTACTGAGTAATCAGATGGAGTTGAGCCCTTTTCTACTTTTATCAAACCATCATCGTACATACGAGCTGAGAATCTGACGAAATAAGCATTCGCTGGTACAGTGATTTGATTGATATTGTGTTGTTTTCCTACAGTTGTTTTGTAAGCATTTAAGCCTGGTTTACGGTTATCAACAGGATTTTTATTTTTATCAAAAAATTGCCATGCACTCCAGGCCATTCCGTTCTCAGGAAGAGTTACCCAGTGCTGGAAAATAATTTTTTCATTTGGATCTACTGAAATGAAATCGGATGTAACCTCCTTTTGTGTAGCATTCGCTACGTAAATGATTCCATTATTTCCTAAAAATCCTTTAGTAAGTGTTGAATTTAAGAATAAATTCTGATGTCCCGCAAAAGCCTTGCCAACCTCAACCTGGAACAGCTGATTGGTCATAGCCATACGAGCAACCTTATCCGCAATTCCGTTTTCAGTATTGCCCAAAATCCGCTCATATAGCTGACTGGTTTCTTTGACTCGCTGGAAATCGGATTGATTCGTCTTCCCAGAAAGTAGAGATGATATATCTGCGAACCTGCCATCTACTGCTGTTTTGTAGGTCGCAATCTGAGTGGCAATCGAGCCATTTTGTGGGTTCGTGATAGCTTCGAACTTGTGTTCAATAGCTTTTACAGTTTCTTGATAAGTCGCTTTGCCTACATAGTCCTTCGCAACTAGCTCACGTACAGCCGTCGCTTGTTTTGCGCTTTCCTCACGAGTATAGCGCTGCAAGGCTTCCTGTCTCTGACTGTCTTGGCTGACATAGCTTTCAACCGCTGCCAGCTTAGCAGAGAGACCTTCAGCAGTCCTCTGGAATTCAGACTTGGCAACGACAAGATCAGTCTTGCCATCCTCTGGCGCAGGACCTGCATCTATGCGAGTAGAACTTCTGGTTAATTCTACTTTACGAAAGGCTACATGACCATTCTCGTTATAACCGAGAATGATTCGCCAGAAATCAAAATTATCAGGCTTGGTCAATGCTGGTATAGTGACTTGATAAGTCTGCCAGCTAGACGTGAGGTTGAAATTGCCATACATAATTTCAGCATAACCGGAAACTGTACGATTAGCCCTTAATGATAGCCAAACACTTGAAGAGCCAGAGTAGCAAATTCCTTGAAACGAAAGTGTGTAGGTTTCGCCGACTTCTAAATCTAGAAGAGATGTCGAACCCTTCCACGAAGAACGACTACCTTCTTTAGATTGAATTTGCATCTGCTTCCAAGTGTTAGTCGTACCTTTGACGTTGTATTCGCCGTTTGAAATAATCCAATCTTGTGGACTGTTATCTCCTTGACTATAGTACCAAAGCCCTCTTGAAAAGTCGTAGTCTTCAGCATAGTTGCGACTACCTACCTTCATTTTTGAAAATTCTTCTCGCAATTTACCAGCTTCAGCCACAACTAAGGTCTTATCCGCCTTATCCTTAGTTGCATTCAAGATTTCCTGATGAATCGAGCTAGCTCGCACCTCGAATTCAGTCTGACTCAATTTCTGATCCAGCTTGTTCTGCGTGCTTGTTTCCAAACTCTTCACGGATTGCCTGATGTTCTCAGCAGTCACGTTGAGTGAGCTGATATCCGCCTTGGTTCTGAGACCTTCAGTCAGACGGTTCACACCAGCATCGAGTGCATCAGCGCGCTGTTTAAAGTTGGATTCAACTGCTGAAATCTGACCTTCTATATCTTCAGGAGCTTCTGAATAAGAAGTATCTACATCGCTTATTTCGAACTTCGGCATCCAAATCCAAACGGTTCCTTCTTGGTTGAAATTGAACAACCATTCATTTGTTGAGAATTTAGACTCGTTCGTCCAACTTTTGGGAATATGGACAACATATCGTTTAATTTCTGTCGACAATGTCACATTTCCGGTTTTATAACCGATATTGCCTAACCGAGACCTTAGCATTATTCCGTTTTTACTTGCCTTGGCATAAAATGTAATTGTTATATCTTGATTAGTCGTACTTCCAGCGATTACTTTTCCAAATTGACCAAGCGCTGGATAAGTGATTTTAGGGTTGTTCCCATCTCGTCCCATTGGGTCTTGACCAACGATTTTCAAAGCGTTGTGACCAAGATATTTACTTTCGCTATCAATAGTAACTTCGTAAGTACTTGTAGTCCAAATCCTTGTTTTTGAAATATCCTGCTTGAAAAGTGAATTCAAGAATAGATTTCGACCGGATGCCTGCACACTCGCTATCTTACTAGCCAGCTCCTCAGCTGTCTGTGTGAGTTCTGACTTGCTTGCCTTACCATTGGCCAAGTTGGTCAATTCTGCAAACCTACGAGTCGTTGTCTCCTCATACGTCGCTTGCGCCGACTTCACACCAGCCAGTTCTTTTTTTGTCTGAACAAGTGCTTCAACTTGCTTGGCAATCTCAGATTCAGCCTGCGCCTGCTTCGGTCGAATATCATTCGCGATAGTCTGCTTCAGAGCGTCCAAGTCACCCGACAGAGCCGTCTGAGTGGTCGTAGTCTGTGACTTAAACGCTTCGAGTCTAGCAACAGAATCCAGCCCAATCTGCTTGGCTTCCTGAGCAAGCAAACTACTTGCGCCAGCCTTTTTCAATGCTTCTTCAGACTTACGTTTAGCTTCTTTCAATGGACCATTGTCAAAGCTGTCGAAGCGCTGATTGATCGTGTCAGACAGTTCTTGCTTGACTTCTTCCGCCTTGGCCTTAGCAAGTTCGATACCGTCAGTAATAGCTTTCTCACGCTTGGCAAACTCAGCATCAAAAGCACGGTCAGCGTTGGCGATCGCACGCTCTAGCATAATGTCAAATTGTGTTTCTTGCTTGTCCAAGATCGCATTGGCCACTGCTGAAACACCGCCACCATTCCCTCCTGATTTCACTTTATCGTCAAAGGTAATGGTCAGATAGGCTCCCTGTCCATTGTTTGCTAAACAGTCATACTCGTAGGCAATGGCTTTCTTGTAAACGTCCACATTATGCTTATAGCTTTTCAGATTAACCGTATCACCCATGTGGACAGTCTGCCCATCAAGTTCATAGGCTTCAATCTTGATGGCATCTGTAGCTTTATCTATGTGTTCGTTAGTAAATTTAGCACTAGCCCACTTTGTCAGTTCCTCAACAGTCTGAATGTTGTTATTTGTATAACTTCTTTCGTTGATATAAGGGTAAGCACCAATTAAGGGACTATCAACCGTTATAGCAATCGTTGTATCTTCCTTGGCGCCCTCTGCCTTAAATGTAGATTTAGCGTGGATACGAGTAACAACATTTTGTGAGTTTTTGGTTCGTTGATAGGATTTAAGGTTTTTGTGAGTAGAGATGATAACACCTCTGTCCTCTCCTCTATTTCGCTTGATTGAGATAGCGAAATTATCCCGAACCAACTCTCCTTCCCACGTTCCCACGATTGAGTGAGCGCCATCCATCAACACGCTGTAGAGTGTTTCTACTTCTTTCGTGTTGATGGTGCGCCTGTCCGTGATATCACTGGTAAATGAAAAATCATTGATAGGAGACTTAGCAACTTGTACCAATTGAGAAAGAGCCTGCCAACAACTCTGCTTATTGACAGACAAAGGATTGATAGACCGTTGCATGACGTCATCAGTGATATGGTAAGCAGTGATTTCTAAATGATCATCATTCTCTACCGGCTTCTTGATACGGAACAACTGAGGTCCAATCACAGGCGCTGGCGCTTTAATCAACATATCTTCACGGAAAAGTTGATAAATCTCAGAGTCGGTGATAGGATAGCGAACAGTAAGGATAAAATCCCCGTTCATTTGTTCTTTTATGATTGCTGAAGTCGCTTCATGCAGTGGAATACCGTTCCATTTAACGTTACGAGTATCACTTTCAAGCAAATATAACATTATGCCCACCCCCAGACAGTCTCAATCGTCATGGAACTGATGCCAGCTCCTAAGACAATCCCGACATCTTGTTTCTTGATTGGATCAATCGTGATAAAATCTCCTGTCCACTTAATTCTGGAACCCGTTCCGTCCAAGAAACTAGGATTGTTAGGGTTATTTATCATGATGGCTCTTCCAGATAGTCTCTCTAACCGAATGACCTGCCTGTCCACGGTGAAACTAACCTCTGTCGTACTCTGACCAGTTATGGTAATTGTCGGAAAAGCCAAAGCAGAGCCTTTGGTTCTTAAAGTTCCACTTCTTGAGAAGGTCTGATTGTCCGTGGCTTTGAAAAATTTTGTAGGGTGACACTCAAATGTGACTTTGAGCGCATAGTACCCTGCACGATTTCTAACAGTCTCAGAAATCTTTACCTTGTAACACCACATTTTTGTAGTCTTGACACGTTCGCTTTCAAGCCAAAAGTTCTCTCTGGCAAAGAGAGCCAGAAAACGGTTCAAGTCCTCTTCCTTTGGCTTGACTAAGTGAAGTGTGTAGGATTTTTCAACCATCCCTCTATGATGATTGGTTTGTAAGATGGCGCCACTAATCCCGTCATGCTCCCATAGTTTTGTCTTGCTATTGGCAATCACGATGGATGGCGCTTCTTCTACAATGACGTCAAAAGGAAAAGAGGAGGTTGCTACGCCATCAATCACCAATTCATTATGTTTGATCATGCAATACCTCCTCTAAGTTGTGTTTTCCGTTGCAGTTCATCCGCAATCTTTTGAGCGACAACGTCAGCAATGCGATTAATATCCATCTCTTCACTGATGTTGTTTCCGCTGATGCTGACATTGATAACAGGAGACAGACCTCCCATTGTTTGGGCAATTCCACGGCCGATAGCTCCCAAGGTTCTTTCGTTCAGTGGTAAGACAGCTTCGTTTCCAGCCTCTCCTCCAACCATTAGGCTATTTCCGTTTGAACCAAAAACAGTCGGTTTGGTCAAGATACCACCCTTGGCAAACCACTCTACGTCAATACTTGGCAACCCCTGACTCGGCCAGTCAAGTGGATTGATAGAACCTGTAATACTGAAGTGTGGTAGAGGGATGTGAGGCCATCTAAATTCAAAGTTAAAGAATCCCTTAATAGCTTCAATTGCACTACCAACTAAATCCTTAGCCCCGTTAATAGCATTTCCGATTGTATCTTTAATGCCATTCCAGACACTGCTTGCGGTTGATTTGATACCATTCCAGATATTGCTAATCGTATCTCTTATGCCGTTAAAGACACTTGAAACTGAGCTTGAAATACCATCAAATATTCCTGAAAGAGTGGACTTGATGCCGTTCCAAACATTTGAAGCAACCGTTGAGATGGTGTTCCAGATGTTGGACAATACCTGCGCTATGCCATTAAAGATAGTCCCGATGACACTTGCAATCCCATTCCAGATTGTTTCTCCAACACTCTTAATGGTTTCCCAAGCGCCCGACCAGTCACCCGTAAGGATCTGCATCACTGCCTTGATAATGCCCAAAACAACGTTGATAGCTGTTTCAACTACCGTTTTAATCACTTCCCAAACTGTAGAAGTGATAATCTGAATATTGTTCCATGCCCCTTCTATGAGAGGACCTAAAACCGTCATAGCAGCGCTGATAATTGCGGAAATGCCAGTCCAGACTGCGTCCGTAATAGAACGGATTAGCTCTTGGTTTTCAGTCCACCAAGTTACAACCGTTCCAAAAATACTCATGATGAAATTTGAAATTTCACTGACAACTGTATTGATGACAGATGAAATAGCCTCCCACACAGCTGTGACGGCGTTACGAAATCCTTCATTCGTTTCCCATAAGTATTTTAAAATGACAACGACCGCTGCAACTGCGGCCGCTATTGCAGCTGCTGTCCCAATGATTGGTAAAGCGGCGGTAATCATTGCCCCTATCGATGTTGTAAATATAGCTTGCAAGGATAAGAATATAGGTGCTAAAACTCCTACTGCGGTAACTACAGCTCCTATGATTACTATAAATTCTTTAATAGGAGCAGGCAAAGTGCCAAACCAATCTGCCACACCTTTTATGATGTCTCCTAAAGCTTGAAAAACAGGAATCAACATTTCCAAAAGAGGTTGACCTAACGCAGCCAGGGCATTTGTTCCGGATTGTTTTAGATTCCCCATGACGTTCTCTAAACCGTCAGATTCTCTTGCAGCTTGACCAAGTGCCCCAGAAAGTTCATTTCCGTCTTCAACCATTTGAAGTAAGGTCAGTTGCTTTTGTGCTTCACTCAAATCCTTGAATGACTTGCCGTACAGTTTATTTGCTGCCGCATTACGAGTTGTTTCTGTCGCAGAGATACCCAAAGCCGCATCGTTGGCAAAATTTCCTTTAAGAAATGATTGAAGGCTCTCAGTAACACTTTCAATAGATTTATCGTAAAAAGCAGCACCATCTGCCGCTGCCTTAGTTGCCCTAGTAGATAAATCTAAGGCTTGAGCTGTATCTAGACCAGATGTTTTTGCAAAGGAGGCCATTTGGGTGAAACTTCCTTGTAATCGTTCTGGTACAATAGACATTTCTTTCCCAATATTATTAAGAGCCTCTCTAGCTTGGCCTTCCATATCCCCAAAAACTGTACTAAATTGGGCATTACTTGCTTGCATTGAAGCCGCGGCTTCAATAGCTTCTTTCCCAACGTCAACAAGTTTTTCTGAAATATCACCCAATTTCTCGCTAAACTGTTGGAGTAGTTCAGCTCTTGCAGCTTTAGCTATCTCACCCAAGCTTTCTTGTGCGCTATCCGCTACAGACTTAGTCCCCTTCATCTCATCGTTAAGATGGTTAAAAGCAGTCTTAGCATTATTCAGCTCTGCTTCCATCTTGTTAGCTTCGGCTG